CCTTCGCGCGCGAGATCGCCAATGAGGCGCTGAATGTCGGCAGGTTCGGCCATAACCGCGACCATGCGCGGGATGTTTTTGGAGGCGAGTCCCCGCTCTTGTAGAAACACATTCTACAAGAGCAGGTGGTGCCTTAAATCGTGTCAGCCGCTCGCCGCCATTCCATCTGCCGCGTTTGCCTCTGAAGGCAGAACTGTAACGACGACCCGTTCAATGAAGATGGCGAAGTCGGCGCGGATCGCAGACTCTGTTTCCGGGTTGGCAGTGAGGCGCAGGGTCATTTCGACCAAATCGGCACAGGCCGGATCACGCTGACCGGGCACGCAGACGACCCGGCGAGCCTGTTTGAGCTGCCCTTCTAGGCCGACGCCATCGACAAGCGGCTGGATGGTCGAATTGGTCATCAAGACGGCAAGTGCGGCGCGAGCGTCCGCGCCGTGATCACGAGCGATTTGCGAAACGTCAATCATAGCCACCTCAATTGAGCATCGTCGTGAACACGACGACGGATCCGCCGTCGACCTTCATCCGAAGGTCATTGCCGACCACGTCGAACGAAAGCGCCTTGCCGGTATTGTTGAACGGCGTGCCGATCGTCTGCACGGTTGCGCCCTGCCATTCCTTGTTGAGGCGGAATTGTCCGCCGCCCATCGGATCATAGCCCGAGACGACGCACTGGCCGCCAAGCCCGGTTGCGGACGTCGCGATCGTGGCGAACGAGGCGCTGCCGACCACGATGTTGTCCGCCGACATGAAGCCGGCGGTGGCGGCGATGCCCCCCTCGTTCTGGATCGTCATGCCGGTGAGCCCGTTGTCGGAAGCGCCGTTCAACTGGCGACGCCCACCTGCACAAGTATCATGGTGCGCGCCGTCCATGAACGTCGCCGCCCCGGCCCCATCGATCAGGTTATTTTCGTTCTTGGTTATCCGGCTGCCGTTGTTGATCACCCGCATGGCCGACGTCACGAGGTTGAAGACATTCTCACGTAACGAGACCGTCCCGCTTTCGATGGTCACGAAAAATGACGGGTTCGCGTTGGTCATCACGCATGCGCAATGCTCGAACGATACCGAAGACTCGGCGCCGCCCAGGTCGGACAATGCGACGATCGCCGAAGCGTTCACCCCTTCGAACCATGTCTTGGTGAATCTCACCTGTGTCAGGTTGTAACCGCGAAGCGCAGCAGTATTCAGCGCTTCGAAATCGCAATCGTCGATCGACCACAATGTGCCATATGATGCGACGATAACGCCCTGACCGCCGAACGCGCTGAAGAACTGCGAGTTCTTGATCTTGTTGATATTCTGGCGATTGGTCTGGCCATAAGAGCCTGCGAGCGCGAGGATCGCGGTGTGCGATCCGTTGACGGCCGACCCGGAATAGCCGTCCCTGATCTTGTCCCACGTCGCGAAGATGAAAAGCCCCTTGAAGCTGGCGAGCAAGGCAAGGTGCATTTCGAGATTTTCGAAATGGAAATACGCCGAATAATATGTCGCAGTCGACTGGCTGTAGAAATGGGCGTTCTTGACGCCGGGCAGTGCGCTGCAGCCGCAGTTCTCAAAGGTAACGTCGGAAACGATGCCGCCAACGTCGTTGTAAAAGGCCGACGCCCCATTGGTGCCGACCCACAGCATCGGTCCGTTGCTGATACCCTTTTTCTCACCCGAGATGTGCATGCCTTTGACAACGTGCACATTGTTCAAGACATAGCCGGCCGGGGTCCAGGGGATGAATACGCGCTTGCCGGTTGCAATCGCCGCATTGAAAGCGGCGGTATCGTCGGTGACGCCGTCGCCTTTTGCGCCAAAGTCGAGAACAGACGCAAGTTCACGGTTCTTGTCCTGCGTGCCGCGTACGACCGCGCCATTACCCGCCTGCCGGAATAGCACGGAGTCGGCATCGGGCAGCACCCACGCGCCCCGGTTGATCGGAACATGGTCGGACGCGATGACGTCGTTGCGGCCCGTGAAGTTGCCACCCATCCACGTATAGGTCGCACCCGTCAGCCCGGAGCCTTCGGCCGGGGCGAGGATCGCGGATCCGTTTACAATATCCGAAGCCGCGATCTCGGCGATCGTACCGTAGGTCGCATTGGCGCGGCCGGTGTCGCCCTTATCGCCACGGTACCAATTTTGCAGGTACGGGGTGATGAGATTGCGGAACGCAGCCATCGTCACGCGCTTGGTATCGCCACCCTGCACGATCGGCAGATGTTCGTCGCCCGTCAGCAGATCGGCAGCCTGAAGCGCGGTGATTTTCGCCATGTCAGACGCCCTTCGTGTGCCAATAGTAGTTCGCCGACAGGGGATTGCGGTTGCGCACTTCGAACCCCCCGAGGGACAGATTTTGAATGCCAAGCATCTGTTCGTCCTGGACGATGGCGCCGGCTGCGCCGGCGGGCGCGACAAAGGACGTATGAGCGACGGGCAATTCGACCTGTGCGACGCCGTTCGCGCCGACTGCGATGGTTCCCCAGCATTCCTTCAGCCCATCGCTCCAGACACGATAGCCACCGTTGGCCGCCAGTTTCTGTTGTGCGACGTAGACCGCTCCAGCGCCGGCAAGGCTGGCCGGGGTGACGGCGAGATCTGCGCGCGTGCCGGCACGCGTGTCGGTTGGGCTCGCGGCGGTCACGGTCAGCGTCCGGTTGCTGTCGTTCCGCCCACCGCCGGTCACGAGCCCGCTGCCGAACACCGTGCGGGCAGCCAGCCCGTCGAGCGCCTGCCCGATCGACGCGACGACCGTAGCGATCCGCTGGTCGATCGTGGCGGAAAGCGTTGCGATAGCTCCGGCGATCGACGTCCGCATGACAGAGACGGGGGGGACGCGACGCGTGTCGGTCCCCGCATCCGCTTCGGCTTGGGTTGCGAGTTCGACGACACCTTTGACGGTCGTGGTCGCCGGGGGATTGAGAAAGTTGGTGTTGCCAAAGCGCAGCTCGGACACGTCGCCGGTCGGGAAAGCGATGTCGATCGCAGCAAGGAAGGTCGCTCGCGGCGACTTCTCGAACAGGCGATCTGCCTGGGCATAGGTAGCGAACAAGGTGCCGTCCGCAAGAAACAGGCCAAAGCCGCGCGCGGTATAGCCGTCGGCGCTGTCATCGCGGATCGTCATGTGAACGATGTTGTCGCCCACCTGATCGCCCGAGATACTGGCAAGCCGCTTGAGTTCGCCGGGCAGCGCTTCGAGCGTCGGCGCGGAAACGAACGGCGCATCGGTCAGCCCGATCTGCGCGATGCCGAGGTTGATATCGGCGTCGAGCTGCGCGGCAGTGAAGCGCGCCTGCCCCACGCGCGTGATCATCAGGGTGAGACTCGTCATGGTGCGGTATCCAACAGCGTGCCGGTTTCGGCCTGGAGGGGCTCGCCCTGCTCGGTGGTCAGGTAAAAATCCCACTGGGGCGCTTCGTCGATCAGCAGATCTGCGTCGTCGCGCGTGTAGCCGGCGAGACGCACTTCGCCTTGGACACCGACGCCGCCCGACAGTGTGAGCGACTGGACGACGGTCAGATGCTCGCGCAGCGGCTTTACCGCGGTAACCTGGGCGATGATGTCATCAACGATCACGGCGTTCGCACGCGCGCCGCCTGCAGTGCCTGGCGCAGTCACGAGAGGAAGATCGACTTCGAACGTATGCGGCACGAGACGCTCCGGATCCTCGGCAGCTTCGATCACGCGCGCGAGGCCGTCGACGCGGGCCAGCACGTGCTCGACCGAGGCGCGCGTACCCTTGATCTTGTGCTGCGCGATCGACTCGGCGACCGCGCGGCGCTTTATCGCTTCCGACCAGCTCGTTTCCCAGAAGTCGACAGACAGCCCGTAGGCCAGCCATGGAAGCGCGTCCGCGGCAATCTTGAGCGGATCGACCAGCGTGTCGATCGGCGCGTTGACGTCGCTGATACGCGCCGCGCCGGCTTCCAGCGCACGCTCCAGCATGGTTGAATTGGGCGGTAGCAAGCTCATGCCGCGTACCCACCGTGCGCGATGGCGATGTCGAAGCACCAGGCCGCCTGCGTTTGATCGCAAGCCACGTCGGTGGCCGGCGCGACGAGGTCGACGCGGTGAACGCCAGCAACGGTCAGTGCCGCAATAATCCCGCTGCGCGTGATCGTGCGCCCCAGCTTGCGATTATCGGCAAGGTAGGCATCGAGCGCCGTACGCGATGCCGCCAGCACGACGGAGATGTCGGGACCGGCAAAGGTAACGAGCGAGGCCGATACTACGAACCGGACGATCCGAGCGCTGGCGGTGGCGACGTCGTCGCCGAGCGGGCGGATCGCCTTGTCGGTGACGATCGCGTTGACCGAAGCTATCAAGGCTGGCGATGCCGTGCCGTCATCAAGCCGCGACAGCACTGAAATCAGCACCTTTCCCGGTGCCGGGGACGTGGCGCTGGCATCGAGGACGTCGCCACTCGCGCCCTTCGCATGACTGACATAGGCCAGTTCGGGCCCGGCCGAGGTAAAGCTTTCCGGCGCGAGAACGATGCGAGTTCGCAAGGCGTCGTCGCTTTCCATGACCGCTGCCGCACCGGTGATCTCGTTGGCTGGAATGACGACCAGTCGCGCGACGCCGACCAGGGCACCCAGATGGTCGAGGTTCGTGCCGGTCGCGTACGCTACCAACATTTGGACGGCACCGTCCTGGAACGCCTGCCGGATCAGCATCTCGCGGTAGGCGGCGACCTGCAGGACCTTCACTGCCGGATCGCTATCAACAGTGGCGTCGAACGCCGGAAGGCGTTTTTGCACCTCCGCAACCATCTGCGCGAGGATATCCTCGAACGTCAGCTGCTCGACGAACACCGGCGCAGTGAGCCGCGATAGGTCGAGAGTGGTTGGTGTGGAGGTAACAGCCATGTCGCCGGCCATGTCGTCGGCGTAGCGAGGGCGTGGCTATGGGGCGCTCTTGTAGAAACGGTTTCTACAAGATCAGCGTGG